TCATCTCTGCCCTGTTCTACAGTGCCATCTCTTTTGATAACTCTTGCATATCCAACTTTTAACCACCCACGTTCTCTATGCCATCTGTCAATTTCTTTTACTCCTATGTCCTGACTGGGTCTAGTCTGTGAACAATGAATAACAATATATTTAGTTTCTTGTCTTGCCATTTTGTTTTTCCTTTATCTCCTTTAACCAGTCATCTGGTATTTCTTTTTTTGTTGATTGTACGCAATGATATTTAAACCCAAACATCTCACACCATTTCCCATAAGTTGTTTTGGATTTTTTACCAATTTTATTTTTTGAATTAGAAAATATAAATCTAATATCTAATTTTGGATTTTGTTTTTGTATCAGCTTCATCTTTTTTCTATCTGCTGAATTAAATGCACCTTTAGTTTCTATAATAATATTTGAGTTAGAAACTGGAAAGTCAGGTGTATATGTTCTTTTCTGTTCAGGACTAGTGAATGTTATCTTTAAACCTTCATAAACAAAGACACATTTGTTTTTGTTTAGACAGTTGTAGACAACTTCTTCTAGTCCTGATTTAAGAAAAACCGATTTAGAAATCTGAACTCGTTTGAACTTCTGTCTGTGCATCTGAGTTAGTTTCGGCTACATAGCCATCTTCTTTTTCAAAAGGTATATCGGATTTACCTTCTACTAGTTCTATGATTTGAACTGCTTTTATTCTAGCTGTTATACCTGCCCCAAATGGTGCAGTGTAAGGTACTAATGAATAAGCAATCTTAATCTTAGACCCACCCCATATTTGTTTATCTAATGGGAATGGTTTTTTATCAGCATCAAGTATTTGTGGTCTTTGAGTAAAACTTTCTTTAGTCTTCTTATTGACCCCTGATGCCTTTAGTTTAAATATGAAGAAAACATTGTCTCCTTCAATATTGTATCTAGGGTGAGGACTTTCTTTAACCTTCTTACCTTTGTTTTCTGCAATCGCTTTTTTTAGACTGTCTGCCTGTGCATCATCAAATAATTTAATCATGTCGGTAGCATCTGATTTAGCGACTTTCAAGGTCACCTTATACTCACCTGCTTCGTTAAATTTAACGTCAGGCTTGTTAAGATGAGGATAAACAGCTTCCCCTAGAACACTTACGTGTGTTTGTGGTTGCATAGATATTCTCCTTTTTATGTTAGTCTATCTAATAGTGGTACTTAGATGCACAAGTGCATATACCTAGATACAGAAAAACACAGATTGCTTGACTAAATCTAAATCAAGGTCACCTTTTTTAGGCATTTCTGGGAATTTCTTTTGATTTTTCTCAGATAACATTGAGTACATTTCATCAGCAAACTGCTTTAGTACATCTTTTTGATATACCTCACAAAAGGCTTCTCTAAGAGCCTTAGACATCAAATGACTGTCACATGCTAGTGTTCCGAAGCTGTCATGTATCATACTAAAATTATCTACTCCTAGTTCTTTAGCTTTTACTGTAGCTAATTGTAATACAGCACCATCATTGGCATGTATAAAATTAGGACATACACCTAGACTGGTAGACCTTTTAGATATTTTATTAGTATCATGTGCTACAGAAAGTTTAACTATACTATCACCCATTTGTGTCTTAACTCTTTTGCTTTCCTTTTCATAACATAACATTTGAATTGGAAATCCTAAAGGTGAAGTCCATACTACTGGTAAGTTTTCTGATGCCACAAGTTTAGCTATATCTTTTAAGAACTTCATTATTTCTTTTGCACCAACAATTATCTCATTGATACTTTCCCATAACACTGGTGTTAGCCAGTTCGTTGCTTCAAAGATACCATCTTCTCTGTCTGATACTTTAAATAAATCTAAAGATACACCACGTTCATTAAATTGTTTCTTCATGTGTTCTTCAATATATTTTCTACATGAAAATTTAGTTAATGAATATGGTAGACACATCACTGGTTTCTTACATAGCTTTCTATCTATTCCATACTCTAACCACTTTTGTGCCATTGGTTTATCTTTCATATCTCTAAGTTTCATAATTAGTTTTTGTGCAACTAAATTATAAACATCATTAGGTTTATTAGATGGAACTAGATTAGTAGCTTTACCACCAATAGGGTCTCTCATCATAGCTGAGTAATGTTGTAGACCTGAGTTAGAACAATCAGCTTGTATTGGTAATGTAGTTATAAAGTCTGGTGAATAATCACTTTCAACAAAGTCTTTAAACTCAATAGCCCATGCAAGAAAACAATAAGGTTTATCTGCACTAGCCCACCATGTTTCTTCTAATGGATTTTTTGCTGATGCTACAATTTTATTTATATTATCAAGAACCCATTGTCTTCTAAGTGGTAGTTCTTCCTTATCTACTTCTCCATATAAGTTAGCACCTGCAACAGCAAATATATTTGCACTGTCATTATTACCCATCTTTTTACCATACTTAAATTTAAGTAATGCTCTTGAATAGTCAGCACTTTGTGGTGAGAGTAATGCAGGTTTAGGATATATCCTACCTCTGAAGTCCAACTGCATTGGGTAAAAGAAACCACCTTTATGTAATAACATACTAGCTTCTTCCATGATTAGCCTAACTTGAATAAATTTAGACATTGATTGACCCATTGCTTTGTGTACTTGTTGTGCTTCTCTTTTCCATTTAACCAATGCTTCCTTATTTGTTTTTATATCAAATGGTTTTGGTGGAAGTTCCATTGCTCTTGGATTGACAGGAAGCTGACCTAGATTGAAGTCATTATCCATACAAGTTTGTATCAAGTCATAAATAGGTTTATTAATTACCCATTCAGTTTCTTGTATTACATTTACACTTTCATAAACAACTGGCATCTCATGTACCCTGTTGTTTAATTCTTCTAAGTATCTTCTATTACTTGCTTTTACGAGATTGTAATGCATTAGCTATCTCCTCTGGTTTGTTTTCAAAATTATGTTTCTTACCATAGTACCCACCAATAAAAGGTGAAGTCCATTTTCTAGGTGGCATAAGCATTGGTAAATACTTAGGAAACAAGGCTTCATTCTTAATATTAAAGTTCTTTATTTCTTTAATAATCTTAGGTGTAGGTTGCACATAAGTTATAGTCTTGGTCTTATGTAGCTTCATATTACCTACTTTTACTAAGCCTAATAACTCACATAGATGTATCATTTGTACACCTAAATGTAGCCTGTGTTCCTTAGTCCAATCGTCAAATTGAAGTTCATGCTTGTTCATACAATAGACCCATACGTTCTTCTTGTACTGCCATCTATTAGTCTTCTGAGGTATGTTTTTGCCTTCTAATCGCTTGGCTACCTGATTGTATTCTTTCTTCTTTTGCTCTTTGAATAACAATATTCTAGCTTCTAGCATTAAAGCATTGCCTATAATTATAGATAACTTGTTCAATGTACAATCACTGGAAATACCATCAATTACATTCTTCAATATAATCAATGAACAGGTATCAAATATGCTTTGATTGTTAGACATCATTTTAGTGTCTTGATTAAAAGCTGTATTTGGTAGACACTGCACTATCTTTTTAATTGATATGTGATGTGTTCCTACTTGACCAGTGTCAATCTTTTGCACTTTCAAATGGATTAAACTAGACAGTTTATCTATATATTTTTGTTGGTGAAAAAGACCATACATTGTGGTGCTTTCCTGCTTTTTAGTTCTAGCTTCAGTTATGGCTTTGTTGTATCTATCAATACCACCTCTTAACATTGCTTCTTCAAATTCTATTTCTTCCTGTATCTTGCTGATGTAGTTTTCTTTATCTTTGTATTTACCACCTACACCAACTTTAACTAACTCTTGTAGTTGCTCTTGTAGTAAATTTGCTTGTGTTTCAGACATAATGAGAACATCTCCTTACATTTTGTATGCACCTGTGTCTTGTTGCATTGGTTCTGTTGCATTTGCCACCAGACCATTGCACAAGTGCATATACTTGGTTTTTAAAAAAAGGTGTTGCTATTAAAGAACAATAATACAGCAGTGCATGTAAATTTTTTGGAAGTAGTTCCTAAGACCAATGTTTTGCTATTAGACCCTATACTACTTCCTTCTTTTTCCATGCAGTGCAACATATCACTCATAATGCAACACCTTGTGCAACTAGATTAACCCAGTAATTGCTTCTGGTAGGCGAGAAAGGATTTGAACCTTCACTTCTTGCGAAACCAGTTCCTAAGACTGGCGTGTCTACCAATTCCACCACTCGCCCACTTTTGTGAATGTAATTAGCAGTATCCATTTATTTAATCAACCCCTTTGAGTTATGACCCATAAGAGGAATAACATTACTATCATTAATACTATTTACAGCTTCCCTTAATGCTTCAGGTGTTTCCTGTGCATAGTATTTTAATACAGTCTCAATGCTTATACCTGCAAGTTTAGATATAACTTTGACTGGTGTTTTTGTTTCACATAATCTTGTAATAAATGTGTGCTTTGTAGCATAAGGTGTAAAGTCTTTTATCTCTAATAACTTTCCATACTTTTCAAAAAAAGTTCTCATACTTCTTACAGTCACATTTGGAAATAACTTTCTAGATTTATGTGCTATTGCAGTTTCCCTGTACTTAACACAGATACGATAAGCTGTATCGTTCAATGGTAAGTCACCTGACCATTGCTGTGTCTTGTGCCGAAAAAAATTAATAGTTTTATTTTTATAATCAATACAATCAATATTAAATTTATCGTCATGGAACTCAAATTGTAGTCTAGCCCCTAGTCCATTAATTAAATACTGCATTGCATCAGCATGTTCTTCATCATCATTTGCATAAGCTAAGTCCATAACTCTAGCTTCATCTTCTCTGCTTATTGGTTTTTTGCTTTTACTTTCTATGACATGAAGATTACTCCAACCCATATCTTTAACTCTTAAATCAGGATTAAGTAATTTAGATTGTTCCATCATACGTCTTGCAATGGCTTCTCTAAATGTTTCTCTTAACACTGACAGTCTATGGTTTGTAGTTCTTGTATTGTATGTTGAAAGATTATTGTTAGGTCTTTCTTCAATAGTCTTTTTCATAAAATTAACAAAGCCATTGTAGTGTGCATGAGTTTGCATATCTTCTAATGAAATGTCAGGTGAGAAATAATTTAATATATCTCTCATGTAGATTTTAATGTTAGCTACATTATTACCATTCTCCCATTGCTTATCAAACGTCATCTGCAAACATTCACCTAGTGTACCTTTAGTAATTGCTTTCTTACCATTTTTTCTGCTGTGATAATTAGCAGGTACAATTTCTAGATTATGTTTTTCTTTTACTTTGATTGCTTCGTCTAGTGCCTTCTTAAAAGATGTATCACTAGTGTCTTTTATTTTAACAGTATCATACTCACTGTCTCTGACCCATTTACCATCAACTTGTAGTTTTTTTCTAGTATGTACTGCAAGAGTATTACCTCTTAAATAAATACCAGAATGAAGTTTTAGTAATGCTTCTCTACTATTCATTTGTACTTATCCCTTCTACTTCTATTGCATTTATTTCTTTTAAACCTAATCGTTCAAATCTTCTAAAACATGTAGCAAAAAAAGTATTCCTATCTGTATTATATTTTACTGAAGTCACCTTAGTTGCACTAAACTTATCTTTAAAAGTTTTTACAATATTTGGTTTATCAGGATTTGAACTATGTATTGCTTTAACCGACATATTACTCCTTAACTCGCAGTCATTAATTTAGAACTACTGAAGACTGATGGAATAGCTTCCTGCGTTGAACCTAAAAAGAACTTCTGTAGTTTTTTACCTTCACTAGTCAATTCAACATAAGTAAATCTTTTGTCTTCTGCAAAAGGATTGTCTGTATATTTAATTAGACTTAGTGTTTCATGCAGGTATGTCAGTGTTCTACTTAATGAAGACTGGTTGATGCCCCTGCCTAAAATATTATTAAAATGATATGAGATACTTTCAGTAGACATCTCGTTATCTTTTAAGATTAATATTATTTGTAGCACTGCAACATAATGAAGTGGTACTCCATTTGTGTGTAGTGTTTTGCCTTGTCTTTGTTCTACCTTCTTAATGTAATTTAAGAAGTGTTGTGTAAAACTTAAACTAAAGACTGCTTTTTTGTATTGCTCTTTCATTGCCCCTCTCTCTACTTTCTAGTTGTATAATGTTAGTAGAGTTATGAGTTTCACTAGTTGTTTTAGCTAATGCTATTGCAACATTTGTGTTGAACTCAGGTTCAGTAATTTCCACATCTCTGACATCAAGATATTTAATGAGTTTATCAAAACTATATTTGATACACACATCACCTATTTTTAATGCTGTAGATTTTTCCCAGTCATTACTGACAATGATTTGCTTTTTAATAAAGGGTAATTTTTTCGTATTTTTTAAAGTCTTAACTTCATAGCTGAAGTCTTCAATACGTCTTAAAAAAGACCGACATCTGACTTTGTGTACTACCCTACATACTATCATTGCTACTACCATTATTATTTTATTAGTTATTGTTCTCATTCTGCATATTATCCTTACTTGCACAAGTGTTAATTATTAATGTTGGACACTTTAAAAAAATAGATAATGAAATATTGTGCAATGCAATCATACCTAGATTTTGTGCCTGTGTTATATATGACACATCATATTGATATATCAATAGAACAGCTATAGAACATTGTAAATTAATTTATTTGGTTGGGTAAAAAGTTGTATAACCCTAGCAAATAATATCTTCAATGGTCTCAGTGACTACCACAATACTGAAGTCTTCAACTTTAGTGTTGTTCTCAGCAAAGACTTTCTCTGCCTTTACTAAAGCACTACCCAAATGATTGAACATTTTGGGTGAAGTTGCTTCCTCTAGTATTGGTAATTCACCTTCAACTATGCTTATTGTTGCCATGTTTCCTTACCTTAGAACAGCTAAAAAGCTGTCTCTTTATATATGGTAAATAAATAATTTGAGCAGTAGGTTTTCGTAAGTCATTCCTTACTTTGTCTACCACCTTTCTCAAATTATCTGGTAAAATGTCAGCAGGTTTAAATAAAGATAACTGCATTATCCTGCTCTCTTTCTCAAACAATCTAACTCATGCTTAGTCACAAGTTCTTCTAAAGTAGGTGTTAATGCTACTTTTACCTTGTCTTCTGCTTGTTTTCTTTTGTTGATTTTAAGCACAGCATTAGTCAAATGACCTACTGTTGTCTCTAATTGTGATACTCTTGCTTGTAGCATTTGTATCTGCTTTTTGTCTTGGTTAAACATATCACTCCTTACAGTTAATGTTATCTGATATATGAGATAATATCTCGCAAATCAGTTATACTATCTTGTGC